GTCTTAGTTACCTAAGCTCTATTAGCTAAACGATACATTACCGTTAGTAATAGCAACTGCACCTAAGTAGTCAGCTGCGTTACCTAGTGACGAAGCAGTATTCGAAAGCTCAACATAACCGTAACGTGTCATGAACGAAACTGTTGGCTCGAATGTGCTTGGATCTAGAACAACACCTGAAGACATTAGTGGAATATATGGGCAGTAGAACGCTGCTGCGTCTGACTCACTTGAACCCTTATAACCAATTAGTACATTTGCATTGTCAGCAGCGTAAGTGTTTACGTATACTTTCATTGCGTTGTTTAAAGTACCAACCATCTTAGTGTTAGTTGGAGCTTCAAATGCGCCTTCAGTAGTACGTGCAAACGCTGAAGTAGTTGCAGATTGTAGGATTGTTAACGCGAATGGCGAAACAACAGCCCAGTTACCTGCGCCACGACGTGTACGCTGTGCAATCAAGTTACTTACGCGGTTGATTTGTACTGCTAGTGCAGCATGTTCATCACCTACGAAAGTAGCTGTACCTGAAACTGCTGCTTGGTCGTAAGTTTCAGAAGCTGCGCCAGCTAGGTTAGTTAGCGAGTTTAGAACTTCCTGATCAATTTCAGCAGTAATTTCTTGTGCTAGTGCAGCCATAATTTCAGCTTCAACATCAATACCGTGTTGTGACTGAGCATCTTGAGCAGCTTCAAAAGTCCAACGAGCACTCAACTTACGAGTTTTCGCTTCGACAGTCTGCTTCAAGATTTGGATGCTTAGTTGATTACCAGCAGCACCTTCTAGTGCAGCAGTAGCATCAGCAGTTTGAGCACCTGCCTTACCTGAGTAAGACTCTGCAATCTTGAATGGGCTTAATGCCTCTTCACCAGCGTTAGCACCACCTGTACCCGCTTGTGTATCGCTGTAGCGAACACGTAGAGTGTGGATTTGACCAACTGGTCCAGTCATTGGTTGTACACCAACTAACTCGTTTGCAATAACGGTTGGCATTACACGTCTGATTACTGGAAGAATCACACGGTTTAGTGTCGCAACGTTACCAGCTGAAGTTGAGCCTGCAGTTGCAGTCTCAGCTAAGTATTTGCGAGTGTTTTCTAGCGTAGCAGCCATAACAGACTTCTTGTTGCCTTGCAAGCCTTCAAGAAGAGCAGTTTTGGTATCCTGCCAGCGGCTCTCTAATAGTTCTGACATCATTATCTCCTTAAATTATAATCCAGCAAGACGTTTAAAGTCAATAATTTGACCGTCATTTGCGTCTGCTTTATTCTGTGTCATTTTTTCTTCACGATTGCCTGTTACTTCTTTGCCTTCTGTTAATGGTGCCTTACGCTTTGCTGGACTGTTTCCGTCAATAACTGATGGTAGGTACTTTTCAAAAGATTTTTGTAATCTTTCAGTTTGTACTGATTCCAGTAAGTCTGTCATAATTTCTTTTTGCTCTCTAGATAGAGGAGCAATTAAGTCATTAATAGTCTTTTCTCTCTTTGCAGATTCAACTAAACGTTGTTTTTCTACTTTTGTAGATTCTGCAATTTCGATCGCTTTCTTAGCATGTGCCTTAGCTTCTGAAAGTTGCTTATCTTTAGCAGCAAGAACTTTCATTAATTTTGCGGTGTCCGACTTTTCATTTAGATGACTAGTAGTATACTCGCTTGCAAATGCTTCGAAGATTTTACGACCAAAGTCGTTTCTTCGTGCTGTGTCAATATCTTCTTTAAGTGCTGAGATCTCTTTGTTAAGACCTTTAGCAACAGTTTCAGATACTGCCTGAGCACTTCTTTCGATAAAGTCTTTCTTAACTTTAGCGAAGTGGTTTTTAGCTTCACGTACTAAGCGTACTTTTGTTTCAGCTAGATCTTTTTTGTCTTCATAAAACTCTGCAATTTCACCTGATAGGGCTTCAACAACAAACTCTTCTAATTTAGAATAGTTTTCTGCCATTGCTTTCTTGTCCGCACGTAGTTCAGAAATCTCTGACTGTAATTGCTCAACAACAAAACCTTTTAGAAGATTTGCATTTTCACGCATTGCAACAGCATATTTTGCTTTTGCTTCTGCTAGTTGTTTGCGATCATCTGCAAACTCTGCAATCTCCTCAGCAAGACGCTCAGATAACATTGAATCAATAGCTTCTACCATTGTTTCTTTGTCATGCTCATACTTCTGTGCAAATTCTTCACGAAGTTCGGCAACTGCTTGTTGCTTATTTTCTTGAACCTTTGCGTTCCAAGCCTCTTCTATTTCAACCCTGATCTCTTCTGAAACTACATCGCTTTCAAAAAGTGTTTTCAGTGCATCTATCATTGTGTTCTCCTTATTCACTGGAGTTTACTGATTATGTTAATCAGTGATTCTTTTAGATATTTCTGTGCCTTTTCATCATGTTTTGTTGCCTTTGCTAATTCATAAGCCTTGTAACCACCTCGTGTATTCATAAGGTGTTCATAAATTGGTGTTGGATAGGCGCCCGGAGCACTAGGTTGTGCTACTACGTCTACCGTAATAATTTCAAAATCAGAGACGGTATTGCTACCGTCTTCCGATACATTACCGCTACCACGTGACGAGACGCCTAGTTTTACACCAGCTTCAAGCATAGTGCGAACTAGGTTTCCCATCGGTGTTGGTAAGATTTTTAGTTTTCCGTAACCATTTGGGCCATCCATCCACATTTCTGTGATCATATGACTTACACGGTCTAAGTTAATGTTAAG